GATAAAACTTATCTTACCGTTAAAGTCACGAATAACTTGATATACTTCTTTGCCTTGGCCGTTTTGACTTAACCATAGTCGATTAACAATCAAGCTTTGTTTTAGCTTAACATATGGATCACTAAATCTAACGACCTGTAAACGCGGTCCGGTGACTGATAGTTTACTGACTGCAAGGTCTGCTCGACCATCACGAACTTGTTCTATGACTTCTGCAAAGCTTTCTGCATCACGTCTGAACTGTACAGGAACTCCAAGTAAGATACCGATCCGTTGAGCTATCTCAACGTCTAGCCCTCGAATTGCGTCACCTTCTCCTGAAAAGAAAGGTGGTACATCTTTCTTGGTCATTGCAACAATAAGAACATTAGCTTTCTTAATTGCGGCAATATCTGTGGGTAGTGGTACTATCGATGTTGGTAATTGCGCACTCACTAAAGTAGAGAACGCCAAACACAACATGGCGAGTAAATTCTTCATTATTATGACTCCATAGATAATTGTTAACAAATGTTAAACAAACTTCTATTTATTTATCAAATAATAAATTTTATAAAATTTATAGAAATAGGGCTTTATGCCCCGCCACTAAGTACTTTAGCATTAGTTGTACCCTAATATAATATTAGGATGTAAAATGGTTGCGGGGGAAGGAGTCGCACCTTCGACCTCGGGATTATGAGTCCCGCGCTCTTCTGCTGAGCTACCCCGCATTATTGGTCTATTGGTTCCAGGGAAAACTGATGGGGTAAACTTCCGACTGCTTCTTGTTCCCGTCAATAAAGAATCCGGCTTGAACTGATCCATCGTTTCCCCCTAACCTATAATTAAGTGTGTATTTACCTGTACACGCATAATTGTCGTGCTTTATATGATCTTTTAAAATAGTATAGAATCTTCTATCCCCACCCCACCCGTAATCCCAGATGTGACATACTTGACGATAGAATGGTGTTTTAAAACAATATGAACTTGTATCTATTAAATGAGTATTTTCATTTACCCATGCAGGCCATCGACCTAAAGATTCACAATTATCGTTTGTAATATAATTTTTATCTTTATCGAAAATTTGTCTAAGCGAATATGCCCAATCCAGCTCTTTACTTTCAATAATATTTATAAGCGACTCTACATGATCGTGTTGATACCAGTTATCTTGATCTAGGAAGAGAACATAATCGTGATTGATAAGATGGCCAAACCCAGCCATGATTCGATGGCCATAAAAGCCTCCCCCACCGGTATTAAACGGTAGGTCAATTCGTTTAACTTTTCCACCTGTAATGATTCCTGCATTATTTAATACCTCGTCTACCTTTGATGAAAACTGAGCACCATCAACTACTAAAAGGTGTTCTACATCTCTGCCTATCTGTCTTAATACCGAGCGTACAGCATCAGCTAACTCAGGTGACCCTGTTGTAGGTGTTATAACTAATATACTCAATCCCAAAGCCCCCTGTAGTATTTACCGAATAGAATTAGACCTTTATTAACACGCTCATCATGCTTCTTAAACCCCTCACTATCAAATTCACTTGTATCATTAGGACCCTTATCCCATGAGTACAAAGTAGGCTTACCGTTTTCATCCCATGCGCATGGTGTAGTTACTCTATCTATTTCACCCGTATGAAATTGCGCATCTGAATCAGTCGTTAGCTGTGTAAATGTCCAAATCATTTCTTGTAGTACCCAGTCCCAGCGCTTATGCCAGTTTTCATCTGTGTCCCATTCGTTCTCTTTTGACGGAGCTTCTGTTGAACGAAGCCCTAAACCTTCAGGTACATCTTCATCTTCAACATGAGGTGCCCCATGTTTAGTTAACTGTAACTGCTTCAGCATAGGGAGGATAATCTGAGATAGAGAGCTATCCATACTCCAAGTATCCCATTTATCGATCTTTACATAATCAATTTTAGGGTGTACAAAATCTAGTACCTTTAGAATACCCTGGCAAATTGGTGTTAGACGATTCGACCATTTATCAATGATCGGTTCATCGTAATCAATCTCTCGCCAGAAGAAGACCTTCTCAAGAATCTTGTAGGGGCTGATCCAATGATAGCGGTATTTGTTTAGGTAAACTTTCATTTCTTACTTCCCAGGTTTTATTCTTTAATATAACGGACATATCTTCTTGCATATCAAAACTAATAACGTCATCGACCCGCCAATCCTGCTCAGCTAAAAATTCCTCAGAGAACTGAAGTACTTTGTCTCCTGAATCATCCTCGGCGTCTACGACATCAAATATATACGTTTTATTTTCCATATCATTTTCCATACTTAATCCAAATGGTGGGCCAACTTGGAATTGAACCAAGACTCAACCGATTATGAGTCGGACGCTTTACCATTAAGCTATTGGCCCGAAATTGCAATAAAGTTACTGATTAACGCAAGTGCGAACTTCGTTTCTAATAACACCTGAATATGGGTCTTGCACTTGCACCAGGCAAGAATAATAGTTCTGAATAGGGAAGTTAAATACAGGGGGTTGCTGTACAATTACCGGAGGCTGTTGCACGATTACCTGTCTTTGAGAATTAGTAATTATAGTACCTAACACTACCCCGCCAATCAAAGGACCTACCCAGTTACCACCACCATTACCATTGTGGCCATAATGACCGTGATGACCGTGTTGTGCCATAGCACCGGTAGATACGAGTAATGCAGTAATAACGATAAGTAATTTTTTCATAGCGTCTCCTTAGTTGATGAGTCTATTATATATCAATTCAGACCAGACTGCAACTGTTACGTTATTTTTTTACGTAACGCTTCTTTACGCATTAGTACTGTTCGCTGCATAATAGGTTTACGGACCTTTAAGTACTCTACACCATCAACAAAGCGAGTATCGTTATAGTCTTCGCAAATCCACTCTTCGGAATTTAAAGGGTTAACCAGTGTTACTGGTTTAGGGAGCTTTACAAGTTTCATGATACATTATAGACCGGCCAGTTGAATACCTGAGCCGAAAGCAGAGTTATATTGGTTATACAATTCGTTAACCGGGGTTGCATCCCAGACTATTTTATCAATGTCTACATCAATACAATGATCTTTGGTATAAGCGGCATACGGGAACATTCCCATCATAGGTTGATCAGGATCCTTTCGCGATGGTACCATTTGAAGCGCGCATGGTTTACTTAACGTCATAGTAATACCATCAGCCGTTACATCTGCAATCAACTCTTCACCAGTAATCAACTTTACAATTTTAATCATGTTTTAACAACTTCCTCAATAAATTTATAAGCACATTCTTCATTATAAAAGATTTTAAAGAAATATGCAAGCGTTAACGGGTTATGAAAAAACACTAATATCTGATCATCAAAGACGCTGGCTTGAATAATCCAGTTCCTTCTCCTTACAGGTATTAGTGATAATATTATCATGTTCCTTTTGGATGTCTCGATCGACCTTTTCGTAATGCATTTCTAACTTCGTGTATCATATTTAGTAATTTTTTTAACATATCTTTTCCTTGTCTTTAACAATTAAAAAAGCCCCCGAAGGGGCTTATAACCTATAGGTTGCGTTCGTCTTCTTCTAGAAGAAGCTCACCCATCGGTCTAGTTTTTTGTTTTTTAGGCTTAGCTTCAGAAGTATCTTTAACTTCGATCTTCTTTGGCTTTTTATGATCAGGAATAATACGCTCTAAAAATACTTTAAGCATACCATTGAACATCTCAGCAGTTTGTACTTCGATTTGATCATCGAGTGCAAATGAACGAGTAAACGCACGATTTGCAATACCTTTGAACAAGAAGTTTTCTTCGGCTTCGTTTGACTGAACATTACCCCTAATCAACATCTTACCGTCATTGAGTTCGATCTCAATGTCTTGTTTAGAAAAACCTGCAACAGCTACTTCAACAACGTAAGTATTGTCACCTGTTTTTTTAATATTGTAAGGGGGATAGTTAGGAATATTTTTTGTCATGTCATCGTGCATTTTTGCAATGCGCGAAAACTGGTCATCAAAACCAACAAGAAATTTATCCATGTCCTTGTATGCAGGACCAAAAGCAATGCTGCCTAATGTCATATTAAACTCCCTTTTTTGTAATACCTGTAATTGCGTTTGCAAATGTTTGTGCTGTTAATGTAATTACATCACTAGCAGACTTTGCAATTTGTTTCGTAAAGACACGCTGTGCCTCGACAAAATCAACTAAAGGTTTTTTAAGGGAATCTTCCTGTACAGTTTGTTTGAGGAAGGAAATCTTAGCGTCTTGAATTGAATCAATAGCCATGTTTGAGTAAAATAGCATAAATGCTCCTTGTTAAGCGAGTTTAAAAAAATTGATACCCCGAAGGCGTATCATTATTCCAGCTTACCGACTACTGGGGTACCTTATCGTTGTACCGGCTTTAGACGCTCCTAAGGTAGAAGAGCCTGTAACGTTCCCATCCCGGGGATAATATTATATATACTTTTATTCGTTATAATCTACTCTTTTTTTACCAATATTATACTTGGTTTGTAGATCCCATTCGTGCTTGTCTTTATACGCAATTACTTTAATCTGCGATAAAGGAGCAAGGTCGGTAAATTTTGTAGCATCAATAATTTTTACCAGTTCCCAATCTGAAAGGAGCTTGGCAATTGTATTTCTACGTTCTACATCGTTTTCAGTTAAGTCTGTTTGCTTTCCGTCTAAGGCAAAGAGTTCCTTAAAGTGAACGATATAGTATCTTCCCTGTTTATGTAATATATGGCAGGATTGAAAAAGAATCTTATCTTTTCTTGAAGCAAC